TACGAGGCCGCGGTCGCCGGACAACCGATGGCCTTTGCTTATGAGCCGGAGTTCGGTGGCAAGGGTCTGTCGGTCAAACAGCCAGCGCGCGTAGTTGTCACGATTGCTGATCGAACCCTCGTCTTTCCGGTTGCTGTGGTCGATGGGCTCGCAGAACAGATGGAGGCGAGCGGCTATCGCGGCATAGCGGAGTCGCTGCGCGCGACTGCTAAAACAGTCGGCGGCTAGCAATGCGCGGGAGCAAGCCGGGAGAGCGTCGCGGCGGTCGCCAAAAGGGCACGCCAAACAAGGCCACTGTCGCCGTCAAGGAAGCGCTGCAGGCTGCGTTCGACGGCCTCGGCGGCGCGAGTCGCCTGCAGACCTGGGCGGAGGACAACCAGACGGAGTTCTACAAGCTCTGGGTCAAGATGCTACCCCAGGACGTCAACGCCAACGTCGCCGCGACGGTGCAGACCATCGCCCGGAAGATCGTTGACCCGAACCCTTGAGATCCAAACGGCCCGCGTCTTCCGGCCGCTGCTGGAGCCGGCTCGATACAAGGGCGCATGGGGCGGGCGGGGATCGGGCAAGTCGCACTTCTTCGGCGGCCTCATGGTTGAGGAACACCTGGCGCAGCGCGGTTCGCTATCGGTGTGCGTCCGCGAGGTTCAGAAGTCTTTGGCGCAAAGCTCGAAGCGGTTGCTCGAGCAGAAGCTGAGCGACTTCGGCTTGGGCGAGGCGGACGGCTTCCGGGTCTTCAACGACAAGATCGAAACCCCGGGCGATGGGTTGATCGCCTTCCAGGGCATGCAGGACCACACAGCCGAGAGCATCAAGTCGCTGGAGGGCTTCCAGCGGGCCTGGGTGGAAGAGGCGCAGGGCCTGAGCGTTCGGAGCCTGACGCTGCTGCGCCCGACCATCCGCGCGCCGGGCTCCGAGCTGTGGTTTTCGTGGAATCCGAACCGCAAGAACGATGCGGTCGACAGCCTGCTACGGGGTGGGTCACCGCCCACGGGCGCGGTCGTGTTGCGCGCCAACTGGTCGGATAACCCGTGGTTCCCGCCGGAACTGGAGCAGGAGCGCTTGGACGACCTGCGCGACCGACCGGACCAATACGACCATATCTGGGAGGGTGATTACGCCAAGGTGACGGAAGGCGCGTACTACGCCCAAAGCCTGACGATCGCCAAGGCCGAGGGCCGTATCGGCTTCGTGGCGCGCGATCCGAACATGGCGATCCGCACCTTCTGGGACCTGGGCCGGCGGGACTTCACGGCGATCTGGGTCGCGCAGTTCGTCGGCCAGAAGGTCAACGTCATCGACTACATCGAGGGCGCCAACCAGCCACCGGCGTTCTACTTCGAGGAGCTTCGCCAGCGCGGCTATCGCGGCGCGATGGTCTACCTGCCGCATGACGGCTCGCGCGTCGGGCCGGAGAACAGTTCGGGCCGCAGCTACGAGGATCAGGCGCGCGACGCCGGCTTCGACGTTGAGGTGATCCGCAATCAGGGGCCGAGCGCGGCCATGTTGCGGGTGGACGCCGGCCGCCGGCTGTTCCCCCGCATCTGGTTCAACGAGACGACGACGGAAGCGGGCAGGGACGCCCTGGGCGCCTATCATGAGCGCAAGGACGAGGCGCGCAACATCGGCCTCGGGCCTGAACACGATTGGGCGAGCCACGGCGCCGACGCCTTCGGGCTCATGTGCGTGGCCTACGAAGAACCGATCATCGCGCGCAAGGCCAAGGCCCGCGCTCACGTTGGGGCAGGGGGGTGGATGGGCTAATGGCCGACGACATCCTCAAGGAAGCCCAAGAGGCCTTCGAGACCATCGCCGAGCACGAGGACGCCAACCGTCGCGCTTGGGAAGAAGATGTCGACTTCGCGCTGAACGAAAAGCAGTGGCCCGACAAGATCCTGAAGGACCGCGAACTTGAGGGTCGACCGGCGCTGACCATCAACAAGCTGGCCACCATGGGCCGCCAGGTGGTCAACGACGCGCGGCAGAACAAGCCCGGCATTACGGTTCACCCGGCCGACAGCGACGCCGATCCGGAGACGGCCGAGATCTTCAACGGCCTGATCCGCAACATCGAGGTCTGCTCCAATGCCGAGGTGGCGTACGATACGGCTCTGGAGCATGCCGTGTTCGGCGGCTACGGCTATTTCCGCATCAACACCGCCTACACGTCCGACGACACGTTCGATCAGGATATCGTCATCGAGCGCATCGCCAACCCGCTGAGCGTCTACGGCGACTGCTATTCCACCTCGGCCGACAGCGCCGACTGGAACACCGCCTTCATCGTCGACACGATGACCCAGGACCAGTTCGAGGGGCAGTACAAGAACGCCAAGGCGGTCGATTGGAAGTCCGACGCCTGGCGCGACGTCGCCCCGCCGTGGATGGATGGCGACATGGTGATGGTCGCCGAGTACTGGAAGCGCGAGGAGATCCCCAGCGCCATCGTGCTCCTGAGCGATCAGAGCATCGTCGAGGCGGACGTCTACGCGGCCAACAAGGCAATGTTCGACGCCATAGGCGTGAGCGTCGTCGGCCAGCGAGAGGTGAAGTCGCACAAGGTCACCCAACGCGTCATGTCGGGCGCCGAGGTGCTGTCCGAGGTGGCGTGGAAGGGCAAGTACATCCCCATCGTGCCGGTCTACGGCTCGGAGGTGAACTACAAGGGCAAGCGCTCGTTCCGCAGTCTGATCCGTGGGGCCAAGGACGCCCAGCGGATGTTCAACTACTGGCGCACCACCAGCACGGAGCTCGTCGCGCTGGCCCCCAAGGCGCCGTGGGTGGGCCGCAAGGGCGCGTTCGAGACTGACGCTGGCAAGTGGGCCACGGCGAACACGCAGACGCATGCCTATCTGGAATACGATGGGCCGGAAGCCCCGCAGCGCCAGCCGTTCGCGGGCATCCCGGCCGGAGCCGTGCAAGAGGCGCTGAATGCGTCGGACGACATCAAGACCGTGGTCGGCATCTATGACGCGAGCCTGGGCGCGCGGAGCAATGAGACCTCAGGCGTGGCGATCAACGCCCGCGACCGCCAGGCCGACACCGGCACGTTCCACTTTGTCGACAACCTGAGCCGCGCCATTCGTCATGCGGGTCGTATCCTTCTGGACCTTATCCCCCAGGTTTATTCGGTTCCACGTGTGGTTCGGGTGCTTGGGGCTGACGGTTCGCCGCAGATGGCGCCGGTCAACCAGCCGTTCCAGAAGCCGGTGACCGATGACGATGGCAAGCCTGTGGTCGATCCGCAGACGGGCCAAGTGAAGACCATCGAGAAGATCTACGACCTGACGGCGGGCAAGTACGACCTGATCGTCAAGGCCGGGCCATCGTTCGCGTCGCAGCGTGAGCAGTTCTTCCAGATGGCGACGGAGCTTCTGCGGGCGTTCCCGGCGGCGGCCCCGGTGCTGGGCGACCTGATCATCCGCAACTACGACATCCCCGATTCCGAGGAGATCGCGGCGCGGCTGAAGAAGATCGCCGACCAGCAGACCGGCGGCGAGGGCCAAGGCCCGACGCCCGAGCAGGTGCAGGCCGTCCAGGGCCAGATGCAGCAGATGGCCCAGCAGCTCCAGCAGCTGAGCCAAGAGAACCAGATGCTGAAGCAGCAGGCGGACCTCAAGGACCGCGAACTACAGATCAAGGCGTTCGAGGCCGAGACGAAGCGTCTTGAGGCCCTGAAGCCTGAGAAGGCACCGACGACCGCGCAGGCGGCGTAGGCCCGCGGCGCCACCCGGCGCTGCACCCACACAAGGAAAACCCATTGTCCGAAGCTGAGAGCAGCTCGGCTGAAGCCCCCGTGGCTGACGCCGAACTCGATGTTGAGGCTAACGCCCAAGTCGACGATCAAACCAACGGTGCGGAGGACGGGGAGGGCGACGCCCCGCCCGAGGACGACACCGAGGAAATCGAATACGAGGGCCAGAAGCACAAGCTTCCCAAGGCGCTCGCCAAGGAGTTTCGTGAAGGGACGCTGAGGCAGTCCGACTACACCCGCAAGACCCAGGAAGTGGCCGAAGCCCGCAAGGCACTGGACACCGAGCGCCAGACGCTCGCCCAGCAAGCCGAGGCGCGCCAGGCCCTCCTTGATCAGCGGGTTTCGCTGAAGATGCTGGACACGCAGCTGGAGCAGCTCAGCACCATGGACTGGGGCGCCTACGCGCAACAGTACGGGGCTGAAGCGGCTGTGACGGCGATGGCCCAGACGCAGCAGCTACGCGACCAGCGCGCAAGCCTGGAACGCGATATCACCGCCAAGGAGCAGGAACACCGTCTGCAGAGCGATCGCGTCGTCGACACCGCCCTGCAGGAAGCGAACCAGATCCTTCAGCGGGAGGTGAGCAACTTCGGACCGGAACTGGTCGGCCAGGTGGCGGAAGCCGCCAAGTCCCTCGGCATCACGCCGGAGGAAATCCGACAGTCGTTCGTGGGCGATGACGGCAAGGCGGACGTGCGGCTCTTCAAGGGCCTCGCAGAACTGACCACCCTTCGCGCCAAGGTCGCCGAGTACGAAGCCAAGCTCAAGAAGACGCAGACCGCCGAGAAGCAGGCCGCCGTCCAACCCGCCGCGACCGTCCGGGCCAACCCCGGGCAGTACAAGGCCGGGCTCAACGACGAACTGCCTGCCGACGAGTGGATGCGTCGCCGCAACGCCGAGCTGGCCAAGGCCCGCCGGCGCTAACAGCAACCCGCAGCGTCGGATGACGCCGCCCCTCCCAGCGCCGCTTAGCGGCCCGAAGGACCTCCCATGGCTAACTCTATCCTCACCCCTACGGCGGTGACGCGCGAAGCCTTGCGCATTCTCCACCAGAAGCTGAACTTCGTCGGCTCCATCGAGCGTCAGTACGACGATCAGTTCGCCAAGGACGGCGCCCGGATCGGCTCCGACCTGAAGATCCGCCTGCCGAACCGCTACACCGTGCGGACCGGCTCGGCCCTCCAGGCGCAGGACACCGCCGAGACGTCGACCACCCTGACCGTCGCCACTCAGAAGGGCGTCGACCTCAACTTCACGTCGACCGACCTGACCCTGAGCCTGGATGACTTCTCCAAGCGCATCCTGGACCCGGCGATGGCCGTGCTCGCCGCCTCCATCGAGGCGGACGCGCTCAGCATGTACAAGGACATCTGGGCGTCGGTGTGGGCGTCCGCGTCCGCCGCGACCCTGGCCAACGTCCTGTCGTGCCGCAAGCTGCTCACCGACGCCCTGGCGCCGATGGACAACCGCACGGCGCTGATGTCGACGCAGCAGATGGTCGACCTGGTGACGGACGGCAAGTCGCTGTTCAACAACCAAGCCGAGATCGGCACGCAGTACAAGGAAGGCTACGTCGGCCGCGCCGCCGGCTTCGACTTCGCCGAGAACACGCTGCTCGTCCAGCATACGCGTGGCGATGCGGCGTCCTACGTCTGCAACACCTCGACCGGGATCACCTCGGGCACGGCGACCATCACCCTGTCCGGTGGCACCGGCACGATCAAGCAGGGCGACGTCTTCACCATCCAGGGCGTCAACCGTGTGCACCCCGAGACCAAGGCCGATACCGGCGTGCTGCATCAGTTCGTGGCGACGGCGGATGGCACCACTTCGGTCGCGGTCTCCCCGACCCCGGTGACTTCCGGCGCCACTCAGAACATCGTCATCAACTCGGCGGGCGCGTCGAAGACGGTAACCGTTCTGGGGACTGCCTCGGACAGTCTCGACACCTCGCTCCTCTATCACAAGGAGGCGTTCGCCATCGCGTTCGCCGACCTGGTGATGCCGGATGGCGTCGACTTCGCCCGGCGTGAGGTGCAGGACGGCATCAGCATGCGCATCGTGCGCCAGTACGACATCAACAGCGACAAATTCCCCTGCCGCCTCGATGTCCTCTACGGCTACAAGACGATCCGCCCGCAGCTGGCGGCCCGCCTCCACAACAACTAGCCGCTCCCCGGCTGATCCTGGGGACGGCTTCGGTCGTCCCCCTTCCTTTTTCCGAAGGGACCATCCCACATGGCCAACTACACCCAGATCGGCGACAACTCGCCTGACGGCATCCAGATCGGCGTTTCGACCTCCTCGAAGATCGGCTTCGGCGGCAAGGCTCCGGGCGCCATTTCGGCCCTCACCAGCTACGCCACCTCCGACGTGACCACGGCGTCTTCGACCGCCCTGGACACCAAGACCAAGGCCGCGGTGATCGCCATCATGAACACGCTCTCCGCCCTCGGCCTCTGGCCGGCTCAGGGCTAAGCGTGAGCGAGGACAAGGGGCAGCTGAAGGTCGTCTTCGGCTGCCCGACCCTCAAGCGGCCCTATCCGCAGTTCATCGAGGCCATGCGGGCGGAAATCCCGTTCCTCGACGCCGCGGGCTTCGACCACAAGATGGTCTGGGAAGTCGGCTGCCCCTACATCTCCGAGGCCCGCGCCAAGATGCTCCACCGCGCCATCCACGAGGTGGACGCGGATGTGATGGTGTTCCTGGACCACGACCTCTCGTGGAAGCCGGGTGACCTGACGCGGCTGATCCAGACGCCGGGCGATGTCGTCTCCGGCCTCTATCGCTTCAAGTGCCCGGACGTGGAGTTCATGGGCTCGCTAGAGGCGGGACCGGATCGCTACCCGATCGTGCGGGATGACGGCTGTATCCGCGCCGTGCGTGTCCCGGCCGGCTTCCTGAAGGTCACCAAGAACGCCGTGCGCGTGTTCATGCGCAAGTATCGGGAGCTTTGGTACGGCGACCCGCTGAAGCCGCATGTCGACCTCTTCAATCACGGCGCCCACAAGGGCATCTGGTGGGGCGAGGACTACGCCTTCAGCCGCCGGTGGCGCGCCAAGTGCGGCGACATCTGGGTCGTGCCCGACCTCGACCTGACCCACCACGACCACGAGGCCGGCGACTTCCCCGGCAATCTCCACCGCTTCCTGCTGAAGCAGGACCCCGAACCCATTCGAGAGGCAGCCTGATGACGAAGCTGTTTGCCCCGCAGGCGACCGTGAAGGTCTCCGCGACGAACTCGGCCTCGACGGGCCAGGCGCTCCCCGGCACGCGCGGCCAGGCCGGGCCGTTCCAGATCCGCGTGCTGAACGACGGGACGACCGTCGCGCACATCGCTTTCGGCAGTTCGACCAGCGTCGCGGCCACAACCTCAGACCTGCCGATCGCCCCGAACAGCCTGCCGCAGGGCTTCACGATC